TAAATATAATAATCCCAATACTTTGGAACAAAAAGATTTGACGGTTTTCAAAACGCTGATCTTGATTAGTCTTTTGAAATTACCATATATATTTAGGGAGTTACGAAAAATGATCGCCTTAGAAAAAAATTCCACGCGCGAAAGGAATTTTTGACGTCAAATCGTTACTGGTAACCGTTTTTCCGTCAAAAAAGACAAAAATCTTATCAGATAATGGCTGTTATCGTCCCGCCAAAAAGATCAAGAACGCGGACAACATCAGAATCAATCAATCCCAGATTGATCAGCCTATCTTGATAATCCCTCTTTTCCGCAAAAGAAAGCACTTGCCAAGTTTTCTGAATTCTGATTTTTAATTTCTGAATGTTATCAGTTTTCTCGGCCAGAAAAGTTTTATACATTATTGTAAAATCGTCAAATTTGTCATTCTCCGGTTTTTCTGTTGTTATCCATTTACTTGCCATGAATCACATCCAAAATTTCGCGGGGAGCCAGGCTGTTTATAAAAACGACACATCTAAAATTTTTTCCAGAAATTCGTTTATTGACTCCAAACGCGACAAATCCCGGCTGGCTTTTAAGGAAATCATAAATCGATGTTCTTTTGATATACCCTGTCTTTTTATTCATATACTTTTTACGCCAGGCCGCGAGTAATGAGGGAACATGTAAAAACAATGTGTCATTGGAAATAAGGCATGGAATATTATTGCGGGGAGAAAGATCTGAAATTTCTTTAAGAAAGTTCATAATGCCCAATTTTTTAAAGTTACCAATTTAAAAGAGAATTCTGAAATTTAGTTACCATTTCCAAAATATAAAATCAAAAATGGTAACTGCATAAATTATTAAACAACAATAATTTATAACAAAAGTTACCAAGTTACCACGGTTACCGCCCTTTTACATGCATATACATATAATTTTAAAAATCAGTAAAATGATCTCTAAGAAATTCTTCCTATGCAATTTTCCCGGAATAGCGGTAACTTGGTAACTTTTTTGCATAACTTCTTCATTTTAATAATCTTACGGAGTTACCGTTATGGTTACCAATAGTTACAAAGTTACCGCTTCAAGACATTTTTTCTTCAATCAATTCTTTTAATTCGTTGGGAGACTTATACTTATCAAAAACAAGGCATCTTCGCGGCCTTCCCTTGATCTTTTTCTGGAATCTGCTGTCAAGAAATCCCGGTTCTTCTTCAAGATATTTCCGTACCGCGGATTCTTTGAATGGCTCTGTCCCATGAATCATCCTGTATTCCATGGCCCACAAAGTATACAATCCCGAAAAATAGATATAAATTTTTTCTTCATCATAATCCCACATTTGCTCACGAATTTTTCCCAAACTTTGCAACGCCAAAATATCGTTCCAGAATGTTTTAACAATATGCTCCTGGTCATATTCATGCTTGGTTTCAACGCTTTCTTCCGCCAGAGAGTTCTGGAAATCTTTTGGCAATTCATCAAAAATAGCATCATACCCGCTCCCAATAATGGAAGAATTGATGGCCATCCGGTCATCCAGACCCTTCTTGATAAAAAAATCCTTACCCCCACGCAGATTCTTAATAAAATCCGGTAAAATCTTGTTTTTCTTTCTTAAAACAGAATAGGCCAGATAAGAAAGCGATGAACGGTGAGTCTGAAACCAGTCAAAATGACTCTTAACCCGGCTCCGTTGCTTGACATTGATAATAACGCAGCGGGTCAATAAAGCATTGTCATCTGGCGTTTCTTCTCCAGCGACAATCAATGTCCCGCGAATCTTTCCTTCCCGGACTCCAAAATTGCTTCTGATCCCTTTCCCGGCCGACTGATGATTGTAAACATTCCGCAAAAACCCATTCTTTACAGCGATTTCTTTCGTGTTCCGGTATTCATCAATAAAAACAGGAAGCGAACTGTAATATCCCAAATATCTCTGAATCGCAACAGGCGTTGTTCCGGACGCCTGTTTACCTGAGGATTCAATACCAAAAAAACTCATAACCCATTCCGCTAAAGTGCTTTTGCCGCTTCCGCGCCGGCCCGTTAAAAATAGAAAAGGAAAACAATTGTAAGTCTGAAAAATCTCTTCCATAAACAAAACTGCGCCAGTCCATCCTAAAATGACTTGCGCTTCATGCTTCCCGATTGTCTCAATAAACTTGTCTTTTATCTCAGAAAGGTCCATTTCAAGTGAAGAGATAATCGGGATCCCTTCACTAATTGCGCCCTTTCCCGAAGAAATTGAAATAGGAACCGGCTTTAGTCCATATTTATTGCGCCAGAAAATATTGTTTTTATCAGGCCGGACTTCTTCGCCGTCAGCTGTAATCCCGACATTTCCAAAAAGGAACATCTTTTCATCCGGAATCCAGCCGATATGATCCGGTTCAATGATGTGACGCCCATCATCATCCAAAAAAAGACTTTGCCAGATTACGGCCAGATCATGATTATTTCCGGTCCAAATATAATTCCCCTTGTTCATCACAAAATCGGCGAAGGTATCTCGCTTCACCATCGGAGCTGACGGCATTGGAAAACTCCGGGAATGTTTGCCGAATTCATCGATCAACACGATTTCCCGGACAACGCCTTCAGGCGTCTCATGCCGGGCTATCACTTTTATGGTGAAATTTGAGATGGTTTCCTGCCATTCTTTTTCTCCATTTCCTCTTGTAGCGACATATTTTCCCCAATCAACTGAAATATTAGATCGGCAATATTTTTTGGCGAGCTTTCGGTTGAGTATATTTTGTGCTTCAGCAGGGAGATCTTTGATAAATGCGCGCGGGTTTGCGCTTTGGTCAAGAACTGTGCGAATATCTTCTTTGGTTTTTCCCTGAGCGAGGGCCCCGTCCAGGTCAATTTTACCAGCAGATCGCCAGCTGTCGGGAAGTCTGCCAATCTTGCAATCAATCCCCTCTTTGGACAGATTGTTGGCCAGGAGATACGCAAAATATTCTGTGTCAAAGCGTTTAAAAGGATCTTCTTTATAGTTGGGGTAAATGGGATTGTCCTTGATTTCGTTATCGAATAGAATAACGATCTTTTTAATGCCACACCTCTGTATGAATTCAACAAGTTTTGGAAAATGGGCATCGGCAAAGGACCCGATTCCGGGAACGCCGATTGCACGATAACCAAAAACATGACCTGCCACTGCCTTAAATTCAGATTCTGTAAGGATCGCGAATAAATCTTCCTTTTGCGTAATTTTTTCATGGTAGATTTGGATCGGGACCTCAAGCCCCATTTTGTGAGGCCGTAGAAAATAGGCCTTATTGTCCTTGTTTAAGTACGGGATAATAATCCTGTTATCAAGCAATTGGGATGAAAAGATGATCTTTTCGGACCGTTCCGGCTTGACAAAAACACCCGACGATAAAAGACTCTCTTCCGTAAAACTGGAAATAATCTCGGCCTCAAATTTCGTGAGGTATTTCCCGCCGGAAAAAAAACGGTGTTCCTTGATAACGTCTTCGGTAAATCCGCGTTTCTCAATCAGCTCTTTTTTATGATGATCAGCCAGGATTCCCCTGGCCGTTAAGAATTCATAAATCATAAATTATCTTTTCATAAAAAAAATTATAAGGAGTGGCGGTTCCTACTGACAAGGACTCTCTTTAAGCATGGATTATAATGCGCCCCTATTATCCGGCAATTATTCCGAAAATTCCGGCGTCGCGGCTGATTTTTCGTCTTCGTGAATTTTGATCAGTTTTCCGCGGAATTCATTCCACCAATGTTCGGCGAGTTTGAATTCGTCCGGCGTTGCCCGTCCGTTAGGAAGCGTATCAAGAATAAAGTATTTTGTCCCGGCGTTGTCTTTTAAGGAGATATTTAATTTATATCGGAACGAGAACATATCCCCGCCGGAGATTTTTGTCATGGTATTAAGTCGGGACCCCGCCTTGGAGGAAGACTTCGCGAAACTTAAAATCAGGGGGTAATGATGTCCGATGAAATGACAAAGGAAATTCATCGACTTTATGACGACGGGAGCTTCGCCGTTCGGCCCGAATTTCAAACCATCCTTAATTCTTGAATCCTTGCGGTCGGTTGTTGAAAAAATAAGTTCTCCGGGCTCAAAAGCGGGATCATAATTAGGATCATCTTTTTTGCGCGGGTTCCATTTCGTGAAACTGATGGAATTAAAGATCGGGATGAAAAGTTTCCCAAGTTCTTCTTTGGTGATCGAATTGATAATGCTGCCGGGATTTCTTCGTTCGTCAGGATCGGTCGCCTGCGCTTCTTCCGACGTGAATTGAATAAGTTTAGCGCGCGGCACTTCCATGTCTTCTAAATCTGACGGCTCTTCATGTCCGCGGCCCACCTGTTCATAATTCGTGGCGGGATGTGTTGAGGACTGAGGGATCGGGGCTAAATTGTTTGTATTCTCTGACATGACATTCTCCTTTTGTCTTTTCGGTTATCGTTTTTCCGGATAAGCTCTAAGTTTTTGTTTCATCACGTATCCCAAACAGGACGGGATTTCTTTCCCCTCCTTGATATGCTGCGTTAAGAGCGCGGCAAGGGATGAATGATTAACAATTGTCTTGATTAAATCCTCTCGTTCAATATCCCGAAGATATGAAAAGAGAATCTCATCTTGACCGTCCAGGACATACGCGCTGCTGACGACGGGATCAAGGACCGTCACGTGCCCCACGCCCTCATACCGGGCGGAAGCCTTCTTGCCTTCGTCGTTCAAGAGTTCGAGCAATTCAGCTTCAATGGTATCGCGTTCCCTCTTTTTCTCTTCCGCGATGGCGCTAAGTCTTTTAGCGTCCGCGTCGAGAACTAGAAACTTTTCAACCAGTTGCCGCTCTAAATTGCCCTGTTGATTGTCAAGTGTCGTTTCCACAAAAACCTCCTTTTTATTCGTTCATTTTCAAGTCACCGCTGACATTTTTCGGCGTCAATGCGCCTAAAATAGTCAAAAAAGCGTTGTATGAGAGATTATTTATAATTTTGCCGGCAGGATGCAATTCGGAAACAGGAATATCTGTCAAAATTGGTCCAAGTTTGCTCCGTTCAACACCTTCATAAATTTCATTGATGAGAAGGGCGATTTCCGTAGCATTTAACATAAAATATCTTTTCTTTAAATAAATCCCAATGACTCTTTAAGGTCCTGAAACTTTTCTATGATTTCCGTCGAATCTCGTCCGACAAACGCGGTTCCTCCGGCCTGATTTATTAAAGACAGGTTATACCGCTGCAATGGCGTTGCATCGCGGTCGCCATACGTTTCAGCCCTGCGGTCATTGCTCTCTCCTGTTTTTATGGCGAGCCATTTCGGCAGTCGCTTGAGTTTCCGCTTTAATTCAACCGCTACAAAATGGCCATAAAAACAAATAATCAGATCGGGGATCCCGACCTGACAATGATCGTTGGCTTTATAAAGCCAGATATTCTTCCCATATTTCTTTTTAAGGGTTGGGAGAATACGTCTGAGAAGCGCATTTTCATAATATTGGCCTTTTTCCCATTCATTGATGGATTTTTTTTGTCTAGGATTTAAGTTCATTGAAATATTTCTTTGCCATCTCTTCAGTGGTTTTTTTCCCTAGAACAACTTCTAAAATATCCTCGTCAATTGAATTTTCGGCGATAAGATGAAAGTAAAGACAATTTGTCCGCTGCCCTTTCCGGTAAATCCTTCCCCGCGCCTGAATATAGCTTTCGTTGGAATAATCCATTGAGAAAAATACTGAAATATGACAATTCGTTAATGTCAACCCGTGTCCCGCGGATTTAGGGTGTGCGACAAGAAATCGGTTGCGTCCGTTTAAGAAATTTTCGATATGCGCGTACCGGTGTTTTTCCGGGACTCGTCCATGCATAAGCGAAACGCATTCCCCCCGGTCAGTCAAAATTTTCTCGACCTGATCCATCTCCCAATGAAACTGACACCAGATAATCATTTGTTCTTTCCCGCATTCATCGATCAGCGCGAGCAGCTCTTCGATTTTCGGGTTCTTTGTCCCAATCGGCAATTCCTCGCCGTCAACATTGATCGCAAACCCAGACGTGATTTGACGCAGTTTCATGATTTTAGCGAGGATGACATTGGCGACGATAAACTTTTCTTCTCTGATTTCGGCGATATAAGAACGTTTCATTTGATGATAAACTTCTTCTTGTCTCTCCGACATCCTGATCCGGCGGTATTCATTCGTTTCTTCGGGAAGATCCATACAATCGCGGGCGTTTATCTGATGGCACCACGGACGCATCCGCTCAAACAATTCATCGCGTTTTTGCGGGACAATCGAATATTTAAACCCTTGCTCGTGCATCTTGCGCAATGTCATTGAGTTCATAATGATCCCGGGAGGAAGATTTTCATTCCCGCGGCTTAACGTGAAATATATATTTTTGAATTTATAAAAGTGCATGCCCAATATCGCAGGATCAACGAACTCCATCTGTGGCCAATATTCCCATTCGATGTTAGGAGCCGGCGTCCCCGACATAACAATGCGGTACTTAAAATATTTTCTCAATTCAAGGAGTTTTTTGACTGTCCGTGATTTTGCGTTCTTAAGACGAGATGATTCGTCGGCGACGCACATCCAGTTTTCACCTTCAGCGATCAGATCATATATCCGCTTGAAGTTATTCGTCAGAAGAGATTCATAATTGATGATATGAATATCGGTATTCGCATGCGGGTGTTTCCGTTTTCTCAACCTAAGATCGAACCAGTTGTATTGTGGATAAAATTTTTCAATCTCCCGGATCCAAACATCGCGGACTAAAGATAGCGGACAAACGATAAGCAATTTCAGGTGAGGATCAAAATTGCGGAAATCAGAAAAAGTCGCGAGCGCGGTTAAAGTTTTCCCGCACCCAATATCATGGAAGAACGCGATCTTACCGTTATTGATTACAGCGCGATTAACAGCGTCGCGTTGATGACGCATGAGTTCGAAAGACATAAAATGCTTAACTAAGTTCGTTTTTTGCGGATTGAGCTTCCGGGCTTAAATCATCATCGCTGTTATCTTTAGGAATAATGTAAGTGTCATGGCGCCATGTCGGCGTGCTGGAATTTTTTTCAAGATGGTCAATCACTTCCTGAAGAACCGTCTTCGCGCATTCCACCCTGCTGCGCCCCGGACGATCCAGCATCTTCAGTATCGCTTTCAACATGTTCGTTATCATTGACCGCCTCCATTCGCAAAATATGATCGTTTATTGCAGCGGAAAATTTTTCTTTATTTAGAATGATGACTTGGCCGTCCATCTCATAAATGACTTCCGCCGCCCTTTGACAAAATTCTTCGTCGATCTTCTTATCCGGTGGTTCATTTTTATACCAGCGGTGCCATAATTCAAGATCAAGAGCTTTTAAATATGTCGGTGTTTTTTCACGGAGATCGATCCCGCCGGTTAAGAATTTAATCCGTTCAACAGCATCGATGCGGTTATGCAGGGCGGTTTGTCTATCATTCCCCGCCATTAACTTAAATGGCAAATCCGGCGATGTCATTATAAAACCCGTGTCTCCGGCGGGGCCTCTCTTTTTTCAAGCATCTTTGATGGAATATTATAAACCCACGATGAATCCAATTTCATTTTTTCGCGGATACGGATGACTTCTTTGCCTATATCCTGATCCGCTTTATTCTTCAAATCAAAATGAGATCGCTGCTGAATCTGTAAATTGACGATCTGGGCGCTTAATTGGAGGAAAATATTGGCATGCTTCTCCGCGGCATTCGCGTGTTTTTCAAGATCAGCGAGGAACTCCGGATTTACCTTGATCCTGATAATTTTTTCGCCAGTCGTTTCATCAAAAAGCTCTTGATCCGGTTTAATCTCTGCCACAACAGCCCTCCTTAATAAAAAGGCCGGGAGACTCTTACGTCCCGGCGCTAACGGTTATTCTATCTTACGTCAACATGTGTTACATTATATCTTTTGTAACACTCCGTTCAAGTATTTTTTCAAAAATCCCAGCGCAATCCGGCTTCGACTTTAGCTCCAGCTTGAGAAATTCCAGACGACCATTGAATAGCTTCTCCTGCGATACTGATATATGGTATGGGCTGCCACCATTTCTTCCTGATTTCTTCGCTTTTTTGTGTTGTGCTTTGATTGACATTATCTACTTTCGAAAACGGCAATGCTATCACCGTCGGACGGGATGTGTTCGCGGATTTAACTTTAAAAAAATCCATCGCGATATTAACAGCCGCAATGATTCCAATGACCCAAAGAATTTTTCCAAGCCATTCGCTGACCGGTTTTGTTCCTATGGGAAGCCACCCTCCAAATAATCTTATCGCCCATCCTCCAACCTTAATAAGCCATGGCCACATTATTTATTTTTCCGTGACTTGATAATAGTTTCCGGCGAAACCATTTTTGTCCTGATCATCTGCATTTCATACCGGCGCATCTGTTTTGCGTCATATTTCTCTCTCATTTTACGCAGTATCTCGATCTTCTTGTCACTGCTCCCCGCGCTTACGATCTCGATGTAATGCGGATTGTCCTTGATGATTTCTTCCTGAAGAATCTTGTTTCGAATATCCCCGACTTTATCGGGCGTGAATTTATCTTTATAAACTTTTTTGGCGATTTCTCGGCTTACGGCGGTGATATTCTCTTTATTTTTTCTGATTCGCGGGATGGCTTCTCTGATCAACTCCGTTTTCTGATCGGAATATGTATTTATCCCGAACCCGAATCCCGCAAGAACTCCGAAAGGAATCAAGTCCGGTTCTTCTTTGGCCAAATCATACATATCCTGAATCATCATCGGAACAAATCTTGTCGCGATAGCTTTCGGGACATTAACCGGCTCGCCGTTCCATGTCTGCTGTTTTAAAATCTCCGTCATCAGCGAGAAGATTGGAGCTTCTTTTGATTCGATCTGACGAAGGAGAATATCGTATCTTGATAAAGGTCTATATCCCTCGCCTAAAGTTGCGATTTTCCCGGTTGTTGTAGAAATATATTGTCCGCTTTTCTGCTGTACTGCCATCCTTACATATTGAGCAAATCCGCCCCAGACATCGATCCGCAGATTTCCAATTTTAATTTTAAAGGCATCGGCGCTTCGAAGATCAGTCTCAACTTCAGCGCCCATCATCTTTGCAACGCCTAAAATCGTTGCTCCTAACCCGATAAAAGAAAACAAAGATTTCAAAGCCTGTTTCCGTAATCCCGGCTCTCTCGTCACGTAATATAGGGGATTAAGCAGCGTCAAACGCGATGACATCAGGTGGGGAGAAAAGAAAAATGCGTTAAGAAGCTCAGCAGACTTGGCGAATGATCCGCTTAATCCCCCGCGTCCGGTTCCATTCATCACAAAATTAGCGACTTGCTTGGCGAGCCGTGGATTTTTGCTTAGATCACGCCCGGTATTCAAAAGGTCTTGATGCATCTTCGCGAAGACATCCATTCTCATCTTATTCGCCATGGCGTTAAAGGCCCGTTCAGTCATTTCAACGCCGCGGCCGATAATAGGGATTTGTTTAGCCAGCCCGCCGCCCATATACCGCTCTTCGACACGTAATAAATTGCCTCCGGCCTTACTGCTTATTTCGGTAAAATCCATCCCGCTATCCACGGCCAGCCTAAAAAGAGGATGCTTAACAATTGAATCCATCAGTTCATCGTACTGTTTTTCGCTGACAAAAGACCCGAATTGTTTTTTAAACGCCTCCGCCCATTCTTTTCTGAAACTCGGGAGAAGAAAAGCCCCTTGCCGAAATCCAAACGAAAAATCAAAAAGCGATGCCGTAAGCGTTCGCGGGATATTGGCAAGTTCGGAAATCCACTGACCAGATGTTCGCCCGACCTGTTCGGCGATCATTTCAGTCAATCTCTGGATTTCCTTGATCTTATACCAGCCTTCCGGCATAACCCGGATTTTATCAGCCTGCGCTTTCAATTGTTCCGCGAGTTCGGGAGTAAGGCTTTTCCCGGCCTTTTTCAGTTGCCGGGACGCCATAAGAAGCACCCCTTCAGGAGACAGTTTATCGAGAATGGAAAGAGACTGCGTAAACTGCCCGGCCCGCAACCCTTCACTCGCCAATTTTTCGGCGATATTGACTTCCAGTTCAGTATTCTTAATGTCCCGCGCGCGGCGCATAAGTTCAATCCCCATCGCCCCTGTATCTTTCGTCGGTTCTTTAGCCGTCAAGACCTCGGCTAAAGCGCCTTCTGGATCATCAGCGATCCTCTTTTGCGCCTTGGCGATAGCTTCTGCATCGGAATATGGGGTATAACTCGTTTTTTCGGGAGGAAGCGCTTCAATTGCCTTTTTCGTCGTTTGAGGAACGACGGGAGATTCTTTCATGCTCTTAATGAATCCAAGCTCTTTTTGACCGGGTGGAATTGCCGCCCCTGCGGGGACTGTCCCGGGCGGGGCCGGCGGGGGCGCAGGCTTTCCGCTGATTTCACTAAACAAGGCCTGCTCTTCCTGCGGAGTCAGTTTGTTTTTTTCAATCAGTTTATTCAAACGCTCAACCTGATCCGGAGGATTCCCGCGCTTTTCAATTGTTTCTTTTACCAAATCAAATTGTTCCTGCTTCTTTAATTTTTTTTCGGCGGAATCAATAAGTTTTTTACGCTCAGCCTCTAAAAATTTTTTTTCATAAACATCGATTTTTGATTTTATTTTTTCAACGGATAATTCCGACATTTTGACTACCTGAGTGGAACCGCTCGGGGTATTGTAATAAACAAACGGATCGTTTTCCGATAAACCTTCTCCCAGACCAATAAACTTCCCTCCTGCCTCTTTAACAATTTGATCCGGATCCCCCTTAATCATCCCGCCGATCTTCCCTCTGATTTCTTTAAATGATCCGAATTTTTCCGTCGCGATCTTCCCGACTGTTGTTTTTCCAACAGGGATTTTACCAATTTGCTTTCCAATAAACTTCCCTCCGGGGATGGGAAGATACGACGCAGGGGTTTGGGCAATATCGGCAATATCCCCAGCTAATCCGGCGCCATAAGATTTCGCGAACGCAAGAGCATTGCGCACCGGGCCGCCGCCTTTTTCGAACGCCTCAGCAAAAGGTTTCGCCCCGACTTTTCTTTCGGCAAGCTGTCCGACGCTTTCTCTGCCTAAGGTGACAGTTACAGGCTGAGAAATTACATTCCAAAGCTGATCAAATGATACTTTTTTTTGTTGAGGCTTTTCTTCCCAAAGCTGATCAAATGATACTTTTTTTTGTTGAGGCTTTTCTTCCCAAAGCTGATCAAATGATTGCTTAGGCTGATCGCCTTGATCCCAAATATCATCGAATGAATCATTCATTCTATCCGGTATCCTAATTCCCGCGCCATGGCCTTGGATTTTTCTTTATCGCCGCCAGACTGTTTTTTCAGTTGTCTTACAACTTCACGAGTTAACGTTTTGTCTCCTGAAAAAACGCTCATCGCATCTTTAAACGGCTTAACCAACCCTTTCTGAAATCCGCTCATAAACGATCCCTGCGGCTGACCTTCCGGCTGAACAGGCGGGGCCTCTCCCCCCGCCATCATCATCGCCCCGCGTTCCCCTCCCGTCGCCTGATTCAATAGGGCTTGATAAATTTGCTGAAACGCCTGCTGGCCTTCCGGCGTCTGCATATCAATAGTCTGGCTTCGCGCCAGTTCAACAGCCTGAGTCAATACCTGATAATCAAGATTTGATCCTCTCTTCCCGCCACCGGCTGATTGTTGCGCGGCGTCCCGCTGCATATTCCAGGCATGCTGCTGAAATGCCTGATCAAGCGCTTTTTTGTTCGATAAAACTTTAAACGGTACCGACCACCGCGATCCGGCCATGTTATACGCCTCTGTGGGCGACATCTGATTTGCTCGTTCCGGCATTATCGTCCTCCTCTAGCCCCTAACTGAGCCATTTCTTCAGCAGATATTGTCCGGCCTTGCAGAATGATCCCCGCTAAGCCGTATTGAGTGACAATCTGGTTTAAAACTTCAGGATTTTGCTGGATAAGCTGTAGCACCGCCTGAAACGGGACTCTTGAAACCTGCGGCCACATTTGAATAAGTTTATCCATATCAACATACCCACGCTGGTCAATGACTTGAGGGATAACCTGCTTTAACGCACCCAAAATTTCGTTAACTTGGGTCTGGTTTCCCATCGCCCCCCCCGGCCCCTGCGGCTGGCCGCCTTGAGGCATTCCTCCGGGCATAGGAGGCGGCGCGCCGCCTCCTGCCATCGCGGCTGCTCCTTGTGTTGGATCCATCGGCATAATGTCCTCCCTTTATCGTGAGAATATTTCCGCTAAAAGATTCTGAAGCATTTCATAATTCTTTGATTCAAGCGCGAATTTCATTTCCTGATCCCGGCCCAAATTCGTCGCCAGCTCCATTGCCGACTCATAATCGAACTGGCCTTGCTGCATAGCGTTCTGCAACATTTCCTTCTTAAAACTTACAGCCTGCTGCATAGCCTGATTCTGAATCTGCTGCTGATACTCCCCTTTGGCCTGATCGTATTGCCGGTCAAGTTCCGTCAATCGCTGCTGTGCCTCAGTTGAGGTGTAAGGGTCCTGACCATAATTGGCGTATTGTGAGAGCAGCTGATCTTTTTCTTCCTGATGCCGTTCTTCAAGAAGCCGCATACCTTTATCATTCTGGGTCACAAATTTCCCGGCCAGTTGATCGAGCGGGGTATTGACATATTCTTCCAGTTGTTTTCTTGTCGCGGAAGGAAGCGATTTATAATTCTCCCCGCCTAAATACGTCGCGGCTTTGGAATAGTTACTGGTAATATCCCCCTGTAATTTTGGCGGTGAAATTAAACTACTTGCACCCATTCCAAGAAGCTGTTTCCCACTCAACCCGCCGGATGCCCCGCCTCCGAAAATGTTCTGTAAAAGGTTCCCGCCGGACGCGCCCGGCGTTGGACTTACCTTAAGTCCACCGGCTAAGTTCATCGCTCCCGCAGAATATCCCGATGGCCCGGCAATCCCGGGAATTCCAACAACCCTGTTCCCTATGCCGGGAACCGTATATGACCCGCCATCCCCAGCCGGAATCGTGCCAATCCCGCCACGCGCAATTTCTGTCCCCCCACTAACCCCGGGAGTCCCCCCGCCGCCGGCTAACCGCTGCGCGCCGCCTGTAAGCGCTTGAATGCCGCCTTTAGCTGCACCGCCTAATTTATTAAAAATCCCGCCAGATGCCCCCTCAAGCCCAGCCCGCGCCCCGCCGGCAAATGTCGCCGCACCATACTGCCCTAACCCAGCGCCAATTGGGGCCATCCAGTTTCCGGATTTTATAGCTCCCGGCAATTCTCCGGCTGCCGCAGAAAGACCGGAAATTAAAGGCGCAGCGCCCATAGTCGCGCCACTTAATCCGCCGGTTGCAATTCTCCACCATTCCCCTTTGCCTTCTTTTCCTAAAACCCCGCCGGCTTTTAAACCTCCGACAGCGGCTCCAGCCAATCCCGCCCCAATCGGGCCGCCAAGCAAAAATCCCAGACCTGTGGCAACCGGAGCTATAAATCCAGACGCTTTTTTTTGCCCCCTGATCTTCTTCGCCAAAGAATACGGTAGCGGTTCATTGATCGGTTTTGGCGTTAAGACATACCCGTCATAATCCCCCGCCGGCATCGGATCCCCGTCTTTGACAAAAACAAAGTGATTGTCCTGATGAAAAATCGCCGGACGAGCGACTTTTACCAATTCTTCCGGCTCAACATTACAAAAATAAAGATTGATCCCGTTATCTTTCGCCAAATGAATCAGCGTAAACATCGACGCCGTTTCGAGTTTGGTTATTTTTTCAAGCGCTGTCAGCCCACAATTGAGCTTGTGCATGATTTCTCTCCTTTAAGATTTGTTCGAAAGAATCTTTTTCTGGCCGCGTGAAACCAGAATACTTCTTTAATCGCCGATTTATGGCAATACCTCTCTTTAAAATAATCGCGAATTTTAGATAGAATTTCTATCCCGTTGCGCTTGATCAATGTCACGTCAATATACAAAATGTCGCCTTCAGAAACATTTACCGGTAGCTGCCAGCGAATCTTGTTGATCCATCGTTTACTGTTATCATCAACAATCGCCCAGCTACATATTCCAATCAATTTCCCATTCTCCCGAAAAGTCAGAATTTGCTTCTTTGTAATGAGTTTCTTAAAATGTTCATTAAAATTATCGCGCCAGTTATTCCGAGTATCAAAGTACCCGCGCGTATCGCATTCATCTATGAACTTGTTAATTTCAGGAATTGTCAACACCGGATCGTCATCGAAAAACCTGATCATTTCCCCCCGCCAAGCGCCCTTTCGCTCCCTAAAATCGTCCACAACTTGAATGTCGGATTCGAAGAATCATCAACAATACTGAACTGGATCATATTATCAATCCGGTTTGGACTCCAATTATGCGTATTAAGGCCAGAACTCATCGTTTGAGCAATCCAGGACGATTCCCAATCCGCCCGCCATCTAAATGATGGAGTACAAGCGACGGCATCCGTCTCAACCTCAACTTCATCAATTCGCGACAACATAATCGGAACCCCGATCTTCTCCGAAGTCCAGTACCCGTTAATCGTTGACCCATCATCGGAGTTCCCGCTATTGAGCAGATACGCTTTCCCGTTCGTCCCTTGCACATAAACAACCCGGCTGCCGGAACCATTATCGCTGATATTGCCATACGTAAAATTTCTGTTTCCCATCGGCCAAAACGCCTTGGTGCGATAATCGTAAGCGATCGAATGCGTCGGCGTCGTTGATGTCCCCAGGCAAATAAATAACTCGTACCAGTTTAAATCTTCATGCACAACCGCAAAACAGTTCCCTAAAGCGTTTGCGTTGATCGCCTGCATATAAACCGACGTAACACCGTTTGTAACATCAATGGCATCGCTGATCTCCTGCGCGTCCTGTCCATCGCAGAAGTACAATTTCTTATTTGTCCCTAAAAATAAAACGACCTCGCCTTCCGGGGTACTGACATTCCGGATTGTCCGCGGCGATTTTGTGCCGACAACGCTTTTAACAATCCGGATTTCAACAAGGGGAGACGGCGATCCGGCATAAGTAAACCGGTGAATTGAAAACGCCTTTGTCGTAAAAAGCCGTCCGTTTAAAACAAACCCGCCGGTTATCCCAATATCATTTTCAGTGAGGATATTATTCGCGCCATAAGTGCTGCCGGTGAAATTGTTGTAACTGTTTATAGACGAATGAACAACCTGATCTTCGGATCCCGAGCAGTTAAGAAACCATGCGTGGTTTTTCCAGTTAAAGACGAATTTCGCCAAAGGAGCGGTTCCGGTTCCTCCTGTCTCGATATTAAAATAACTCGAATCGCTGGTTGTGATTTTCTGGACATGTTCTCTTCCCTCATTGGAAATAAGAAGAACTCCGTTAAAATTCGCGAAATAAGCGTATCCCCCAGCTGTCGTAAACGCCGTACCGCTCGCGGAATGAGCTGTTATCGCGTCCCATGTCCCGTCCCACGCTCCACCCGAGACATCCATTTTATAAAGATTCTCCGCCCAAAACGACATCAGCCATTGCGCGGTCGAGGCGCTTCCTCGAACCCAGTTATAAATCCCGTTCCCACGCCCGGACGCGGCTGTTCCATTAACCGCGACAATCCCGGTGCGTTTTCTTAAACTAACGCCTTCACTATAAACATTCAGGCAATCGACAGAATATTTCATGTCGATATTTTTCGGAGGAGCTTTTGTGACCTGCCCGCCCGAAAAATCCTTGATCTCAAGCGCTTTGCGTCCGGAACCTTTCATTTTCCCCTCTGCCCGAAAAATTCTTTAAATGACCTGAAATTTTTTCTTTTATTATCGACCGTTTTGTCTATTCCAATGGCTTCCTGATATAACGCTTCCCATTTTTTCAATTGAGCATTATCCGGATCGGCGATCAACGCCGTTTTATAAAGAATCGCGTCATCGAACCGCGCCGGCCATTTCGATATTTCACTGATGGTATATGTCTGCCCCGTACCGGATGAGTATCCCCATGCCGAAGAAAGAGTCAACACCGTCGCACTCGATACTGTGATCTTCCCCCATTTCGAAGCCGAACCCGTCCCGTCCGCGTCGTTCCGGATATAATACGTATTCGCCGAGGTATCGACGTTACCGGTTAAAAGAGCGCCTCCGGCGAAAACAACCGCTGTTCCGGTTGTAAATGTGGCTGTTCCGGTTGTATATTCCGTCAATGTCGTTAACTGCGGGATATACCAATACCGCAAAATGTCTCCCGCTGACGGAGCCGATAAAACAAAAATATATGGCGTCTCGCTGATCCACTTAACCGTATACGCCCAAATGTCGCCGACAATCCCATTGAAATTTCTTTCAAATTCATCGTTATCATAAGGTTCAAGAAAAAGCTGCGATCCGGTTAAGTACCGGCTGACAACACAGGGGTCTTCTGGATCATCCGCGATCATATACGCGAAATCCGAAGGGAGTTGATACTTATCCTGAAAAAGCGTATAGGATTTCCCCGTCCCGCTCGATCCGATCCACGTCAATGAACTCTGGAATGTCAGCAAAGTATCCGTCGAATAAGTGATGCGATAAATTCTGTTGTATCCATCAACCTTCATCAAGAAATCAGTATGCCCGGAAGTCCATGACGTTGAAGCCCCGATAAACCCCGAAGTCGCGCTCCCGACTGTAACCGTCCCTGTTGTATACTCAGCCAGAAGTGTTATGAACGCTTCTTTTTTGATATAATCTTCCGGCAGCAGCGACGGGAGTTCATTCAGATAAACCTGATTGATAAACCCTTTGTATTTATCTTCCTGGTTCGATGCCGCTTCCCGCACAAGTTCACTTTGCGCGACTTCAACCATTTCTATAAAAGGCCGGCGTCCATTAACACTCATCTTTACGTTCCCCCGATTTTTTCTTCAAGCCTTTCAACCCTGTCATGCAGCGCGTTAACTAACCCTTTTTTATCATATTCCCCGAACAATTTTGTCTTAATTTCCTTTAAATCTTTCATGATCTCCTCAAAATCTTTACGCATATCTTCCTTAATAGCGATCCTGTTGCTTAAACTGATCAACCATCCAAACAGCCCAACAGTAACCGTTGAACTGAGTCCAAAAAACCATAAACAGACCGTCCATAGTTGTTTAATCGACTCTTCCATTCCCGTCCCCCTCAGTTGTTAATTTATTGAGCTGAATAATCAGATCGTGGATTTTAGCTTTTATACTGTTTAATTGGACGAGAAGGTCAAATAAATCCGCCTTAATCTCCCTGATCCTCTGAATTTTTAAGTGATCAGGAGCCATTTCCCCGTGGCGTCGCTTCCAAATGCAGATGTCGGTACGGTAAAACTGGCACTGGTATACCGCGCTACACCAATATCCCATTTAAGTTCATCAACCCACCCGTTAATCGCCTGGCCCGCGCCATCTGCGTAAGTCGAAAGATTAACAGGACGTGTTGAATTGTTGAATGTAAAATTTCCAGCCCCTGTGCCGGTTAAAGCCCCGTTTTTATGAAAAACTAAAACCGTTCCAACGCGCGTGACGGCGATATGCTGCCATGTCCCTGTCGTTAAAGTTATTCCCGTTGCAACAGGTGTTTCTCCTGCGCCGTCTGTGGTATAATAAAAGTTTACAGCCCCGGACTCGCTATCAAGATAAAATTGCCCCGCCGCCCCGCCTCCCCCCCATTGTGTAAATATCGCCGTTGTCCCGGATAATGTCGAGGGATAAATCCATAACTGTATAGTAAACGATGACGCGCCCATATAAAACGCCGTCCGGCTGCCGACAGTCAACCGTGTCGCATTGACTCCGTCAAAAATCGCCGAGGCCCCGCCGAACTGGCTTTTATCCGTATCAATCTTAGCATTCCCGTTCGCCGTAACCGTATTTGCAAGAGGCGATGAATCAATAAACGTTGTCGAATCATCCGCGCCGTCGCAGTGCAAACATAAAACCGTTGAAGCGTCAATCCCGGTTGTCGCGGGAGAAAAATCGAATATTTTAGCGAACGCCCATTGCGCCAAAGTCGTCGTCGCCGCCGAATCGATTAAGTCTGCGGAGTTCGCCGTTAATGTCACCGTACCCGCGCCGATATTTTTAACCATAAACTCCGCATAGCTCCCGATCGCAGCCGGTAACGTCACCGCAAACGATGTCCCGGAATTACAAAAAAGGTATTCATCCGCCGTCGTTAACGTATATGCCGCGGACGTTGTTGTCACTGTCACAATGTCCGTAATCCCAAGCGTCCCGTTGACAACAAGTCCAAGATTACTTAACGCGGTGACGATATTCCCCGACTGCTGAACCACCGGAGCGGCGTTAAAAAACCCGAGCTTCTGGTTTGTCGCCGTCGCGATCTTAACGCCCGTCGCCGTATCGAAAATAAAGTTTTTGGCGGAAACGCCGATATTAGCTTGAAAATCAAGTTGCGTCCCCGCAACAAAGGTCAGGTACCCGGCGGCACTTGAAAACAGGTATGTCGTCGCGTCCCTAAAATTCGCCCGGGCTGATCCGGCTATCCAAAGAGACGCCCATCCCGAACCGGAAACTCCTAAGTTGGTCGCGGCATCAACAGCCGGGTATAATGACACGGAGGATAAAACCAGTTGTTTCGCCGTGACATTGGATGTAACATCAAGCGGCTCATACGGCGCGGTGGGGATGCTAAAAGAATAAACCGCGCTGAACGTGTCATAACTAACTCCAGAATTCGAGCCGTGAAGAAACCGTATTTCATCCATACTTCCTTGCCATACGGCATAAACATTTCCCGTGCCACTCAGGAATTGTCCTCCCGCAACCAGGAAATTCCCTTGAGGAAACGTGAAAGTGCAATCTCGCCAATCCCCTGATCCGCTGGTTGGGAATCCTCCTGCGACAGGACTTAATTGAGAACCATCATAAAAAATTCCGACACGATACTCACCGGGATTTTCCGTACCGACTCGATAAAGAACGAGATGATGCCAAGTCCCCGTCGTTAATGTGAAATTGTATTCGTGGCTGAAATATTGACCCAGGGCATTCTGAAACCAATGTGCGACAATACGCCATTGCGTCCCCGTCTGATAAGTATAAAATTGAGCATATTCCAAATGAGAAACGCCATCAGCCACTTCCCAAAAATAAGCTCCGGATGAACTCGGCGTTGCTGTGAAATAAAATAAACATTCAATCTGCATGGGAAGCCGGCCGTTCGCATCACCGCCAACTGTTGACAATCCCGTGATGTTCCAGCCAACCCGGGCATTGGCTGACAATGCCGTCGCTCCGGTAAACGCGATCCCGCTTGTTCCGAAATACGCGGCCGCGGCTGCCTGAACAATTCCCGATCCGCGAGTATAAATCGTTTGGCCGTAACTGCTGTGATCAACGATCGATGTCCCGGAAGAAACTAGCGCCCGGTCTGCGTGAGTGAGGAAATATTGGTAGGACGGACTTGTTCCGGACGAATCCGTGACAATCCGGGAGTACCAGTTGATTGGATAATCAATCGGGTAGGGATCCGGCATTTACATCTCCTGGCGTAAAACTCCATCGGTATAGCTTCTAAGATATGCCGAAGCTGAATCATAAACAATCTTTGTATCGCCGGCGATTCCGTCAAAAAGAATCGGCTGGCCGGCCGCCATGGCGAATCCGGCGGTTCCCATGGCATAATTGTAAATCCCCGCGGTATAAAACCGGATAATATCTTCATCCGCGGTCGCTTCCGGTGTTACGCCCGTATCCCCGTCGGAATCGAATAAAACAAGACTTCCCAGAGAATTGAACCCGATCCGGCACCAGGTCGAATTGATCATAAAAAAAAGATCACGAACCGTCCCCGTCGCGTAAATAGCGCTCTCCCCNTCATTCGCGGCCCAATCGGGGATTTGAGAGAAGATCCTGGTTTCATATAACCCGTTGTTGAGGATGACCTGAACATTGTCCATAAAATCGACAAGCTCAAAATCCTTAACCCGGATAATCGCGTCTGGGACTTTCATGCCTTTATTTTCCCTATCAATCCGCTCTGAATCATGGTGAGTCCAGCGTCACCATAAAAATTCGTTGTTCCGACAGTATTCCCATATTCAAGCGCCTGAATAAAATGGTATCCAGCCGCGATCGTAGAAGAAAACGTGGCCATAAGAGGGACAATCCCGGCGTTCCCGCCGCCATAAAAAAGTTTTGCGGAATTAGCCGTTGTTGCATCCAAACCGATCCCAACTCCAAACCCGGCTCCCACGGAATTCGAACCGCAGGCTCTATTATCGAACCAGCATAAATCTTCCTGAACTCCAAGAATAAATTGAACCCGGTTTGCCGTTGAATTGTTTAATGATCTCCACGCCTCCGTCGCGTATGACCAAGAATCAGTGCTTTCAATAACAGATAATTCGCGTTCGATCCTGTTGTAATAATTATAAACAAATCTCCTTGATGTCGAATCTTCAACAATATTCGATCCAGTCCCCCGGATTGTTCCAAGCCAGCGCCGGGTTGTCGTTCCGCTTTTAACAAGAACTCCATTTTGAAGCGTCAATACTTGATTTCTTGTTGTGTCATTCGTCCAGCTTGCCGATAATTCCAAAGCCAATGTCCCTGCGCTGTTATACGCGAAAACATCATAAATACTCGCCGAAGCGACTGTTAAGGCCAAACTTGTTTCCGCGAAAGTCCGGACCGTCCATCTTGTCCCATCAAAAATTCCAATTCTGTTGCCCTGATATGGAGAAAAATATAATATTCCAGCGCCCGTTACATCGGCTATTGTCACAGCGCTTCCCGCAGTCAAAGTCAATCTTCCTTCACAGACCCCATTTTGCAAATTAGGCGCATTTTGAATATTCGATGAATAATCTGTCAATGTCGCCGTGTCATCTCCATAATTACTGCTGATAATCGTATTAGTTCCTGAATCATTGATTTCGGTTCCGGTGATCAATGTGAAAATATTGTCAGAAATGACGCAGGAAATAACACCAGACGCTAAAATTACGCCGTCTCCCGACTGCCCCTGAAAATCACAGCCGATAAACTGCGTTCCATGACTGGTGCCATCAACTTTCGCGCCATTTGTGCCGCCGTAAAAAGAACACCCAATAAATTTGTTGCCGATACTGCCGCTGACACATTCCACTCCGCCGTTTCCCGATCCGTCCGTGGCGATATAACATCCAACGACTTTCGCGGCGTCAACGGCGGAAAGCTGCAGCCCAAAAGTGTCATTGCCGACAATTTTTGTCCCCAAAATTGTCGGATCATTTCGTTTCGTATCGGAAGAAATTTTTATCCCCCCGGCATATCCATCTTCAATGTCGCAGTCAATCATACGGAATCCCCATGGACTTCCAATATCAAGCTGCACATCTCTCGCCGAATAAAACTGGCAATCCTCAAAATGAACGTCCCACAACGCTATCGTACCGACTTTTGTCTTGAAAATACTTCCCGCGGTATTATTCGCGCCGTTGGCGGAAAAAAATATCCCTTCACAAAAAAATCCCGCCACGGGACTGACGACATTTTCTGTGAACTCAAACATATTTTTATTGACGCTGTCAGCGAGATTGATCTGTGTTCCCAGCCCCCATTGTCCCTCAAAATGAATATTACTTTTTATCTGAACAGTATTCCCCAAATAAAAAGAACCTTCCAGAAACATAATCTTCCCGTATTTATGGGATCTGGCCGCGATCTCATCGATTGCCGCCTGAATTTCAACATTGTCATTTACACCGTCACATTGATAATCCGCTATTTCCTTATTTTTCGATGTCGATGACGCGATAATAATAATGTTCGATTGAGCCGCTAATTTTATTTCTGAAAACGGAAAAAATGTTCTCATGGATTCTCCTGAAAAAATAATTCCATCCCGACACTTGTTGATGCCACATTGAGTTCAACGAATTTGAATCTTATAAATTGTCCCAGGACTGGAGCGAATTGAACATATCTCGTCCCAACACTCATCGCTGTTGCGACATTTCCTAAACTCAAATTTAATCTATCGACGGGATCGTACCATGAATCTCCATCAAGAGAACATTGTTGACTTACAGTTATCGATCCCGCTGATGTCGTAATTTTCGCGCCGGAATATCCGGTACATCGCCAGAATGACATTGATTCACTATAAACAGTCGCATTTTGAGCAATCGTATTGGCACTTCCAATACCTAGAGTCCTAATTGTAATAATTTCGCTCATTTTGTATAAATCGCCAGTTTGCTAATATCCGTCATCGTGACTTTCCTCAACCCGTTAAAATGTTCATCAATCGGGAACCATTGCGACAATTCATTCGTCGCGGCGGACGTGGCTCCCGTAGAAACGGCGTCAAGGATCGTCATCCCGGCGGCAACGTCCCCGCCTTCCTCGATTTCCGATAAAAGAACAGCGCCCGCTGACGCGACTTTCCATGTCACCAGAACACCCTTAATATAAACCGGATTTGATGTCACAAGCCCGGCGGCTGTATCAAGCGTCCAGACTTTACCAGTTGTCACATTTGCCATTTATTCCTCCTTGTTTATCGAATCCCTCTTAGTTTCGGACGAAACCTTTCAATATCCCCCGCATTCGGGTCTTGCGGACATAAATGCCGCATCAAATTTTTAAACTCTCGGATTTTCGCGTCGTTCTTTTTATACCATGCCAGATTTCTTTCAACACTATGCAAGGCGTTAATTTTACTTTCATCAATAGTCCACTTTGTCGTTCCGTTTTCAAAAAACCCTTTAACCGGATGAAGCTCCTCTTTTGAAAGCATCCCAACTGTAAACTCGTCTTTCAGCGCCTTGGCTTTCCGCCACATCATATCTTTCGCCGCGGAGGACAATGTTTCTGGAGAAATCTTATCCAAATTCTTCCTAAACTGCCTGGCGTTCTTTGCCGCCTCGACAACATCAATCCGGTTCCGATACCATTTTTCAGTGGCCTTACTTGTCTCCTGTTCTGTCATTTTTTTAAGTCTTGAGAATGCCACCGGCTTGGCGATCTCTTTTTCGATCTGCTTTTTTAGTATCGAACCTGTTCTGACAATCACTTCCATCTCGCACCCCCAAATAAATGATGTGTCGCTTCCCCGCCGATTAACGCCGGATTGATCCGCCATGATTCCCGGCCATCAGACGCAATCTCAACGGAAACATTGGCAAGACACCCGCAGTCCTTGCACCGGTACTGATAAACAGACGGCTGAATCTTCTGAACAAATTTCATCTTCGCCGGATACGATCCCGGTTCAGGGGTATTGCTGGGACATAAAAAATACGGACACCGGAATTCCCGCTGATACCCTTTATTCTTATCCCCAAAAAAGCCGCTGACCCATGCCTCAAATGACATCAACAGTCTCCTTGGTTTCGATTGTCTTTGATTCTTCTTCTTTCCTGACTTGATCTAAAATCTTGGCAACTTCCGCCTCGAATGCCTTCACCTGGTTCATACCGCTTAATATTCTGGTCAACTGATGCCGAAAAATATTGTAAGCCATCCCGCGGTTATCTGAAAATTTCATCGCCATTTTCGTGTGATACTCTCCCATCTGAGGTTTATTGATCGAAAGCCAGTACGCGGCCATATTGGCGTGACATAAAAATGATTTTGGATCTTTTTCCAATCCTTGTTTCAATAATTTGTAAGCGTCGTAGAGTCTCCCGATATGCAGTTTCCTTTCGGCGAGATTGACATAATTGCTCAAACAATCGGGAAACTGTTCGATCCCGTTTTGGTAAAGCGATTCGATATTTTTAAACGCGGGAATATAGTTACTCGTTCTCCAAATATAAAACCCGATAACAAAAGCGAAAGGAACCAAAAGCAGCGGATGGAGAGAAAAGAAATTCGCAAGAATTAAAGAATATCCCGTCATCGGAAGATAAAGATACCTTTCGGCGACAAATTGTCCTAAGACCTTCCATTGCGTAAACGGCATTATTCCAGCCAGGAATATCAATAACCCGAGCGGCGATAAAAGGAATCCCGCCGTACAGAATGCCGCAATAATTATCAGCGATTCGAAAAATTCCCGGTTGATTGTCTCAAGTTCAATTTTGACTTTCGGATCTTTCCCGTATTCAAAACCATATTCCCGGAAAAAGGCAAGATTTTTAGGATAAATCACGTTCTTGATGTAATACGCCAAAACCTTCGGGACAAGAACCAGTTTTTTAACTGTCGGATTATCCGCTTTCCCGATATTCCGTTTATTAAATCCGATTCTAAACCTGCGGCCAAACAAATAAAATCCCAGCGGCCAGAACAAAATCAATCCTGTCGCCGGAGGAACAATCAGAAAAATAAACGGGATCGCAAGACAATTGATCGTTGATCCCAGCGCCGCGGTAAAAAACAACGCCCCTAAAAGCGCGCCATAAATTCCGGGAAACGTCACCAGAAAAAAATACGTTACCAATGTCAAAAATGTCGTGACCTGATAATATCCCCCGGTGATCCATGCGGTACACGCGACACAAATCGGATTTACCGCAAAAAGAAGAGCCGCTTTCCATCCCCACAGAAAGTATATCGTCGAGACGATAACACAATGCGTTAATGTCAGGAAAAGATGTTTCGCTTTCGGCGGTTTGACACTGAAAAATTCCGGTGGAGGAGAATGTTCCGGAATTTCCAGCAGAAAACCCCATCTCCTTACGATGTCGTCAATAAGGTAGTAATAATCCATCGTGCGCCAGTAAAGCGCCAACACGACGATAATTATTAAAAATAAGTCCATCTCAATCCTCCTTTGACAAAAAAGGGAGAATACGGACACTTTAAGCCCGTTTCTCCCTTTTATTGTTAACGAGAAACGTCATTCTGTTATGCGGCGGTTCTTTTGAAAACCAGAGTCAAATAACTGTCCCCCGCTGTTCCCTGGACTCCACGAACACACTGAATCCCGGCGGTTGTCGTAATCCCCGCGGTATCAATCGTCAACGACGATTTCGAATACGTGACTCCAGAAGTATTATTTTCACTGCTGACATGCACCGTTCCGGCGGACCCGCCTTGCACGGTATATGCTGCGACAATCGCGGAAACGCTTCCTACCGTAACAAAGGCCCCGACTAAATCGGTCGCCCAGTTAGGCGGAGAACCGGCGCAGACTGTTTGCGCTGCTGATGCGGTGCTGAACGCCACTGTTCCAGACCAAACATCTCCGGAAACCTGCCCGGCTGTCAACAGCCCGGAGAATGAACCGGTCGTCGCGGCAATATGGCCATCGACAGTATGAACAGCTGTTGTTACAGATAACCCTTTTGGAAAATTCGTTGACGGCATTTCAATATCCTCCTGCGCAGATTTGCACTGCACTTTAGCTTCTTGTGGAGGAACAGGGGGAAAATTAACTCTTCCCCCTTATCCCTTACTTGCCGGAGCTTTTGCTCCCGCCTTTACCTTTACTCTTGACTTTAGGTTTCATGGTTATCCTTTTTTTTTATACGAGGTTCCCGTAAATCCAGCGCCAATCATCCCAGCCGGTTCCGACACGATAATAACCCAGATAACAGGCCACCATCGTATTCGAATCCTTGTCCTGGGAAAACTGGACGGGTTCACGATTCCACCAGAGCAGAAAATCCTTCTGCATCCCGTAATCGGACATAAACCAATTGGTGGTATCTGTTAAACGATCCCAGACAATAAGTTTATACTTGCCCTGATGAAAGTTACTGTTATTGTTGGCGGTATCAACCTTGCCCTTTGTGTTGATAATCTCCCATCCTGTTTGTTCGAGAGCCCTCGGAATTGTCAATGTATCCGGCATGAGGGAGATCTTCTCCCCAATGTCGTCTGTGAAATCATACATCGCAATACGAGTCGTCTCGACGTTTGTCGCCGAAAGAGCAAGTGTGCCCTCGTTAGACTGCGCCGCAACTCCCGTTACATTTGATCCGTGATCGGACGCGCAAAGTTCAGCGCCGTCCCCATCGGCGGGCTCAAATGTAAACGCGAGTTCGTAGATTGACGATCCCAACTTCTCGCGTGACCGAGAAGCTGATGTTGAAAGACCCTTAGGATATAGCGACATGACGCGATATTGATCGTCCGCCGCAAGTTTCCTTTGAATCTCGATTTTCGCGGCGTATTCCGTGAAAGTGTACGTTTTGTCGTACGCTTGCGTTGGAGATACTTCCGCGATTTTACCGGTAAACTCCACGAAATCCGGCACCTGACCTACCGCGCTCGATTTCTCAAACGCGGCATCACTCTTTTGAATATTAAAGAGGTCGGGCACCATCATCGGCAGAGTTTGGTACTGGTCCTGGAAAATCTTACGAAAATCCTTTTCCAGGAGGTCAGGCCAATTAGCTGCTAATTGCATGACTATCCTCCCTCTTTAAGCGATCGATTCATTATAAGCGTACCAGTCAATCAGGTACACTTCACCATAGAGCTTGACATTCGTCAGCCCATTTTTCCCATCGTCAACCCAGGAGCGCAAAGGATGCATAGGCGCGCTTGTCCAGCGTCCATAAACATCTCTCTGATAAACTCCCTGAGCGACTTTTAACCCTGCCGCGCCCTGTGATCTTAGATCCTGGCCAGTGGAATTAACAGCTGACCTGATAATTCCAATCGGGTCCGTTAAAACCAGCGAAGAATCTGTCGATAAATTCATCGCCGTTAACAACCCGCAGACCCCTGTCGCCGTAGCAGTCGAAACATAACGCAACTGACCAGAATATGTCGTCGTTGCCGTACTGTTCGATGTATGGCTGAAAATCCAAGCTCCGATCTGGTCTTGATCAAGAGACGCAATTGTCACAACTGTTCCTGTTGACGCCGTAATGTTCTGGGTGATTGTATCGCCCGCCGTGGCAGCCGCTTGTGTCGTCGAATACCACGCGAAATATAACGCGTCGGGATTGATAACCGCGGGAAGCCAATCATTGCCGCCAACAGCGCCGCGATCAGCGATCAGATCCGATTGGATTCTAAACGATGAAGCGTCTTTCCCGTTGGTCGGTTCGAATGACGAAGCGAAAGCGAATGAAGCGTCGCATTGCAATACACCCTGAACATCTTTACACGCAGCGGTTGTCGTTGCCACCGCCAGAGTAAATCCACGATTCGCGCCCGTAGCTCCCTGGCAAACAACCGCTCCCCGCTTTAAACCATTAACGGTCGTGGCGAGGTAAACAGGAACATTCGTCACAAATGGAGTATTACCGCTCAATAACCGCGATAGTTCCATAAACGAATCCTCCTTATCCGAATTTCGGTGTGCGGTTCTCTTCTATGATCCCCGCATTTTTAACATTATTCAATTGGCAGTATTCTTCCAAGGATTTAAAAATCCCCCGCTGCACTGCCCTTACAGCATAAGCCCGCTCCTCTTCAGAAGCAAAAGACACCTTAACAGATGCCGGCGACGGGACGCCTCCTGGCATAGTCCCCCGCTGATCTGATACGGATGCTTTGTTCTGACTCCCATCGCCAGATTCCACCTGACTTCCTTCGATTTTCTGCTTTCCCCGATCCTGGAGACGCCGCTCCATTTCAAACATTGCCGATCGAGTCCCATATTTCGAATACATATACCCTTCCGGGTCTTCCCGGTAAACTTCATCAAAAACCTTGAACTTATCAGATTCAATGTCGGGGATAGGCAGTCCCGTACTCGGATTGATTTTCAAAACCGACTTCCCATTCCCGTCCATTCTAATATTCCCCTGATCATCCTTTTCCGCGATATACATATCCGGGTGCCGTTCACTAAGATTAACAACGCATTGCCGATATGTCTTTTGATAGTCCTGAGTAATCTGTGATTTCCGAACATTAAGTTCCCGGTCCTGTTCGTTCTTAAAATGCCTGAGATCAGCTGCCATATTCGGATCTTCAAGCCATAATTGGTCCCAGTCCTCTTTTGTTTGCGGCATATTTTCGCGCGAAAATATATCCGATTCTTCCTCCGCCGGAACTTCAATCTTAGGCTGCGGAGTCGCGCTCTTTCTAAAGTTCGTCAATTCAACTTCAACATTCTTAAGTTTCGTTTCTGTCTGGACAGCCTTCTCCCGCCATTCTCTGCTCTCTCTGATCGCTTGATCCATCCGCGACTGAGTTAACGAACTCCAGCGTTTCGGATCTGCTTCAAAAAGCCTGTCCCAATCCTCTTTGGTTTTTGGAATATCATTTCCCGAAGGCGGAACTTGAGGAACATTTAAATCAGGTGTTTGTTCTGGCATACTATTCTCCTTTTACCCATTCATCAGACGAAATTCGTTTTCATCGAGACAGGCCCGGTTGGATTCATCGCCCGTTCAAGTTCCTGTTCCGGCATGGCGAGAATGACGGACAGAATATCAAGTTGACCGGCAAACTTCGCCGAATTAACTATTTCTCCGGCTCTCGCCGAAGCTCTTAACTGCAATTCAAGCTGCGTTTTGAGGCACCTCCTGCCCTGGGCTTGCCGAACCTGGCTGTCCGGGCCCAACAGGAGGACCCTGAAATGTGCCCATCCTTGGGACGCCAAGAGTTCCTGGAGTTCCTGCATTTCCTTCGACAGCGGCATTGCCTCCTCCTTGATTCATCATTGCCATTTCCTGAAGTTTTTGCTGGTACATATTCCGATGCTCTAAAATATTCATCGTTAACAGAAGCGAAGCCTGAGGCGTCAAGAATCCGGCCATTCTGCGTTTAAACTCGGCCTTCGAATTAATATGCGCCAAATGATCATCATTCGGCCTGACAAGAACTTCCTGCTCCTGATACATCATCAAATTTTCATCTTCAATATCGCCGGGACTAAGTTCATAATCAGGTTTCGGCCCGATGATCTTCTCAATGTCTTTCTTGCCCAAAGACTTTAAATAAAGCGCCCTTAATTCCCACGCATACGCCGGGTTCTGATTGACATATTCATCTTTCACCATCGTCTGATAAATAACCTGATCAGCCTGTTTCTCCAATGCTTCGTTCTGGCTCGATAAATCAATGTCCATATAACAGTCATAATCCCCGACAATCATTTCAGGGGAATATCTTTTCCATACCGGCTTGCCGTCTTTCCCCAAAACACGAGCTGCGATCTCTGGACTTAGATTTTCTTCATACATTTTCCGAGTTATCGTAATCAAATCGGAAACAATCTTGACAACCCGCGCCGCAAGCGGAGTAAACCGCTGATCCCCCTGCGCTATCACCGCCAAAGTACCGCGCGCGGTCGGACGATTCGCCAATTCTTTGCCCAGCATCGGATCCGTGACATTGGTTAACATCTGAATCAGCTGCATAACAAGCTGCTCTTCCTGAAATGACACCGAAAGCCGGCTGGCATTGTAATTCGGGAACATAATATCCCGCTGCGGATCATCAAGCGGAATTCCCATCGCCGGACGGACCCGGATTTTCTGCGGATCGAACCCCGTCGCCGGACGATAAAAGAAAAATGGGGCGATAACCATGTTCCCAGCGTCAATCCGCTGGTTATGGATCGCGTCCATTTCATTGTGGAGGTGATAAACCTGTTCGGGAATCCCTTTCCCGATCATTGACCCGGGCCTGCGCATAAAGGGACGGATCAGCCATGGCCGAACCCCGGTTTTTGAGACGCAATGCAGCGGTTTTCCGGACCCATACATCTCAAAATCCGGGAAAACAATAAAAATACATTCCTCTCTAATGCCGTCACCGTTGATGTCATACTTGATATACGCCTCATACGTCTTGATCGGATAACTTTCCATCCGGTCAACGTACTGTGTCACTCCCAATGCATTGTTTCGCGCATCCTTAATCCCCTCAGGATCAAGCAATTTCGCTAATTTCTGTTTAAATAAATCTGTATCAAAATCCGGCAAAAGCAATCCCTGCGCTTTTAACTCCAAAATCATCGGATACGTAAACCATGACTCTTCAATTATGTATTCGGCTTCCCGGACATTCTGTGAATTCACCGGAAAATAAACACGGTCAAGATCGCGCAGGTTCCATTTCGCGCGCTCTCTTTTGACCTGTTCATATTTNACGGAATACTGAATCTCGCCTTTGTCATCAACGCTCTGCGGAACCGCGCGGGTGATATAAGCATAATAAATTTCCCATTGCACTTTCACCTGTAACCCGCCTTCGACAACCAACCGCCATATCGCCTCGTCAACTTTATCCTGGCTGTCTTCCATATCCTTCGTGATCGCCCAGTGCATCAGGATTTTATTATTATCGGCTATCACATTATCGTTTTTTTCTCTTCCGACAAAGTGCATCAGATCGGGGTTCCATACCATCGGGAACAATTTCGCGTGCATCATATCGCACGTGATCGTTGTAATCATCGTCGAGATATTACTCGACCCTTCCCACGGCCCGTTCCCTTCCCGGATTCCCTCATAATTCCTGATAGCTTGTTTCTTCTTTTCGATCAATTCCGTCCGCTGGCGCTTGCATTCTTCAACGCAGTCATAAACATACTTTACAATATCTTTTTTCTTGTCGATGTCGAGACGGAACATATGCCCGTAATTAACATCCTTTTCCCGCTCCATCAACTTCTCGTCCGTCTCTGGAAAAAGTTCTTTAACCGCCGGCAATTTAAAAGCCATTTATTTTCTCCGCGTTTTTAAATTACGGATGCCATGTTTCTTATCAGGCAAACTCTTCGCCGCACCATATTTCTTCGCGAGAGCGTTTAGCGATCTTCGGATGCCTGGCAAACATATATCTCTGTTGGGATTTACTTTTGAAAGGAGACATCTTGTCTCAATTTCAAAATGTTTCGATAACTTTGTCTTGGCCTTCCCAAACAATCATCGATCGTATTCCATACCAACTCTTCCGGCAACCCGTATCTGTCATGATAAATAAAAGCCCATTGTCCTCTCGCTTCGGCGAGTCCCGCATCTATATCCGGCCAATTCCTGATAATGGCCTTATCGGTAATCTCATCAAAAATCCAGCCCTTGATCCCTTTCGCTTTTTTAAAATGAAGAGCATTTTGTAAAATTTTCATGAAATTAATTCTTTGCCTTGCGGTATCTGAAAAACCTCCATGTTATCCGTCGGGCCGATCTATCAACTTTAAAAAAAATGCGGTGCTTGATTCCGAAAAACCCGAAAGCGGTCCCGCCATCTCCTTCGAATAGCATTGGAAAAATCTTTTTTGATCTTTCGGAATACAGCCATGAATAAATTTTTTCGAAATTTTTACTAAAGAAAAATTTTTCTAAAAATCCCACAATTCTCCTTACTGCAAAGGCGGGATCGGAGCCACCGCCTCGGCGGGATCGTACATATACGTCCCGCAAAAAGGACATCCCCCTTGAACGTCCCGGTTATAATATTTATCCGGCGTCCTCGTCACCGTCCCAGCCGCGGGAATCATCGCATCCCCAACACTCGACGCAGCCGTCTGCTGCGTCCCCTGATTGATCCCCAGCCCGGCGAACCGGCCATCCTTGATTTTAACGTCACGCTCCCGGTCACAAATAAACCCGCAGACCCGGCACCTGACTAACCGGTCGCCTTCATTATGCTTAGTCACCGAATTCACCGCACCCGCAGCCCTGGAAAAGGCATGCGTCATGGGGGGCGAATTTTTGAAAACGGAAGTCTGATTATTTTTTGTCTTTAGATTTTCGAACATGTTTTCCCGCTCCAATCATATACGCCAGATAATCAGAAATTTTCTTTTTACAATAATCGCATTTGTACCCGACATCCTGCTTGATCCAGATATGCCCATTATCCCGGCACTTTAAATCCCTTTGCATTATCGGGATCATCCCTTGGGTCTCCACCAATCTTCCCCGCGCCGCCATTCCGACAAAATCATAACAACAATAAAAACCACACCCAAAATCAGAAACACCCCGGTCGCGATTGTATTGTTATAAATTTTTAAAAATTCAATCATTATCTTTTCCTTTTTTTTCGCATGTTCGGAAACGATTCTTCGGGGGCCTTGTTCTGCTGCCAGTCGTTAATTTCGTTGAGCATTTCTTGCCGTTCCTCAAAAATATTCTTTTTCTTTTTCTTGGGCTTAAACATTTCAAACATCCCCATATCCATCTCCTTAATTGTAAAAATTCCCGCGCCCTTCAATCAGCGCCGGCTTGTACCTCTCAAATTTCGAAAGCGCCAGATAATGACAGAGATCGGGGAAATGCGTGTTAATATCTTTTGGCCTTTCTTTCGGATCCCGGGTATTCGCTGATGTTGATTTGTAATCATCCCAGATGTAATGTTCAATCTGATAAATAAAATTTCTCAAATCATTGGCAACGCGAAACCTCGGATGATTTAAAAAACCTATCGGTTTTGACCGATCGTACCGCAGCAGCGACGCGAATTCTTTTCTCCCCACATCTTTGTTGTCATTCCCGTACGTGAACCTTACCGGATACTGCTGCTCTCTTCCGGCCTTCTCCAACTCATCCCTGACCGTCAACTTGGAGTTCCCGTAAATCCTCGGCCCGAAATTCGGATCAAGCACCCTCATTAAAACCCGCTCTTTGACACTTACTTCTTTATCCTTGATGTGCTTGACAATATCTTCAAGGAGCGCATCTTCAAGCCACGCTTCGCGATACGCGACATAATCTCCCGCATCATCGCACGCCACCCAAAGAAGGGCATGGGGCATCCGATCATGAGGATCCAGGAATAACGCCCTCGGCCAATGGATAGGCGGCTCCCCTGCCACAATAACCCCTTTTTTCCGGTCCAGAGGCCACTCTTTATTTCGATCAAAGGTGTGAACTTCACGATCCCATTCCTTCCATATCCTTCCCGCCAAAAACCGGAATTTCCCATGCGTCCGCGTCTCACGTTCCTCTTCCGTCAACTTCATTTCATATTTCTGAATCGCCGGCTCACTTAACCCGATCATCTCTCCGGAAAGAGGATTTACTCTCGCCAAATTGTGCCGCATATCGCAGATCACCGAAAACACATTCGGATTCTTTGAACAATAAATTTCATCAAACAGCCACGGCTCTTTTAACGGTGTCAAACTGAACCAGCATAACCCTTCATTATCAACCAGCCCTCTCGCGGCGGCGATATACATCGCCCTCGGCGGCGGCTCGTCAAACCATAACCAGTCCCCGTCCCACCCTTCCGCCGAAAAAGGGTCTTGCTCATACGTCATGATGTCAAAGAAACTGCTCCCGCCCGATGCATGCCTGATATGCCAGTAAATCTCAACCCCCATACTTCCCTTCTTCGGAGGAGAAAGATAACTGTCTTCCGGCAGCCACGCCTTTAACTTCTTGATAACAACAGCGCAGCCTTTATGAAAATCTTTCGCGAAAATCCGGCCCACCGTCGGCCTCGTATATTTCCTCGCCTGCCACCAGTCAGGATACCTTCCCGTCGCATGTATCGCCGCCTTTATCGCCCCGGCTGTCGTCTTCCCGCTTCTGTTCGCCCCAAAAAATGCCGTAGTCTCGGCTACGGAATTCATAAACTCAAACTGCGGGCACCCCCGAATTGTCATCTTCCGATTGTCGAACGTCAGAAACGTCAGCGTCGCTTGCGCGCAATTCTTCCCGTTGCAATTCTTTTGGTGTGGCCAGAAGTACTTCAGCGGGTCCTTCTTCACCCGCTGCCTCAGCTCCTTCTCCAGCTTCGTCAACGCCAGCAGTTCGGCGTTGGAGAGCGCGTTGAGCTCTGGCAATAATTTCTCTTCGCTGATCTTGGAGCTGTTCATCGGTGAAATCTCCATATTCATTACCCCCCATCCCGAGGCCAAGCGATAACCCAGGACGCTGCTCCATTTCATTCCTGGCTAAATCAATGACCTCAAGGACCCTCCTTGAAACATTCAGAAATGTCCCGATCTCTTTCGCCGATCTTTCAATCCTGACATTGTTGATGATATACATTAACCGCTGCCTTAGCTTTTCAAGATCATCAAGCCTGACCTTCTTCTCGCTAATCGGGATTTGCTTTAAATCTTTTAAGAACGCGACACGAAACTGCGCTACATACCTGTGCGCCTCGGGATAATTTAAAACTCTCTCGACTCCCGGAACTCTTAGCGATGGAGTATTGTCCGGGCGGGTCTTGTTGTACATCTTGCAGATTTCACGGGAATTGTACCCCTCTCCGGCCCACTGATAAATACGAATTCTTTCGTCGCGCGTCAGCCGGTCGCTTACCCATATCGTGTTCTGATCATACGTCGCCATAACTTCAATATTCATCAATAACTTTAAATTGTCAATAAATTATTCACTTTTTTAAAGATTATCTTAAATTATGGCACAGTTATTGCTGGTTATTTTATTTTCACGTGGAAGGTGGAATTTTTCTTTGGGTTTTCACGTGGAAGACTATCCGGTTAAAACGTCTCTTTTGAAGGTGAAATTGTTTCTTTGGGTTTTCACGTGGAAGACTATCTGGTTAAAACGTCTCTTTTGAAGGTGAAATTGTTTCTTTGGGTTTTCACGTGGAAGACTATCTGGTTAAAACGTCTCTTTTGAAGGGGATCCTATTTGTATGGATGTTTACGTATGGCGCGGATATATGCATACCCCGGCAGGAGAGTGTCTTTGGGGGGATTTCGCTTTGCGAGAAAGCGCTTGCTCCTATGTATTTGTATAATGTAAAAAGATAATTATATTTTTAATGCGCTGGCCAATATCGTGGCCAGTGTCCACCGCCAGCCACGAAATAACACGTTATGTCAACTACAGCATCGGCATAAAAAACGTAACCCGTTGCGGCACAACAAACGTTAAGGTCAACTTCCTATAATGTTTCTTATGTTAAATACGCGCAAATTGCTGCTTACCATAGACAAAAACTCATTTGGGATAAAATATAGTAAAATTTTACTATAAAAAATTTTTTAATTTAGTGTATTATCTGTAAGTTGTTGCGGTGCAACAACTTACATGTTATTCACAGGTTATCCACAAATTTTGCCAAAAACTTGGCACGCTTTTTGCTAGTACCCGCCCGATTTGTCCTAAATATAATAATCCCAATACTTTGGAACAAAAAGATTTGACGGTTTTCAAAACGCTGATCTTGATTAGTCTTTTGAAATTACCATATATATT